TCGTAAAGAGTTTGCTGAAATCGTGATCGGAAAAGCGCCAGAATTGGCAAACATTTGTTTTGCCCTTCTTGACCGAAAAAAGTATAAAACAGCAGTCTGGAAAGTTGTCAAAGAACAGTTTAAAAACCAACTGGCGCAGCCATTCACCACGAGTACAGAAGTAGACGAGGAGTTGGAATAGATGCTAAAAGTTTATTTGGCAGCGCGGTATGACCGTAAAGAGGAAATGAAGGCTTATCGTGAGATTTTACAACGTGACCACAATGTAAAGGTTACCTCAAACTGGCTCGATGAGCCAACTAGTCCAAGCAGCAACATGGGAGAAGAGACAGATATATTCTATACTATGACAGCCTGTAAAGACCTTATGGACGTTGATGCTGCTCATGTGGTGATCTTCTTTAGTGAAAACCCATTGCAAAGATGGAAGCGCGGTGGGCGACACGTTGAGTTTGGTTATGCACTGCGGGCTGACAAAACTATTTGGGTAGTAGGTCCAAAGGAAAATGTTTTCCACTATCGACCACGAGTGCATCATTTTGAAACTTTTGAAGAATTAGTAGAAAAAAAGTTATCGAGGAAGAAATAATGGACGAAATTGTTTTGGTAGGCGAGGCTGTAGCCGGTGAGTCAGCAGCGGCCCGAAAGAAACTTGAATCCCTGATTAACGCTGCAACTCAAAATCTGTTCGATATTGGCGAACAATTTTTTAAAGTAAAAGACGGCAAGCTGTACCAGCCTGAGTTCAATACCTTTAGAGATTATATTCGCAGTTTGAAATTCAAGGAGAGCCGGGCACGGTATCTTGTGCGCATCTTTGAAGTTACCAAAGAACTTAAGATACCGAAATGCAAGTATGAACCCTTGGGTACTACGCGCATGAGGGAGATCACATCGCTGGACCCCAAGGGCGAATGGATCAATCCGGAGAACGGTGACAAGTACGCCATCAAGGACTTCATCTTGAAGTTTATTCAGGCCGGTGAAACCATTTCAATAGACGACTTGCGCCGTCACGTCCGAACACTTAAAGGTTTGATTGGCGAGAACGATTTGATGCATATAACGTTCACACTTAAGCGCATTGGGTATGAAAATAATCTTCGCCCGGCGCTTGAAAAAGTGAAGCTACTCATGGGCACGAAGCCCAAAGACGAAGAGGGCAATGCAGAGCTACCGAGTGATGGGGCTGCTCTTGAAATCATGGCAATTATCATCAACGCTGACGAAACACTGACACTTGAAAAGTTTGAAACGTTACCGGACCCGGAGGAGAAAAATGAAGCGACTGTTTAAAAATTTCATCAAAACCTTTATTGCCAAACATACCGGGTTCATTTATAATGGACCCGATGTTCACAACAACAAAGGGGGCTTTGGCTTTTTGTTCTATTCGGTTGATAGCCCATCGGTCTATGATCCTGCCCGTATAGCTAAAACGCTGGCATGGATTATTGTCGGGAGTCACGTCTACAAGTTTAGCAAGTAGGGACAAATGAGACACCAGCTTAATATATTGTTATGGAAACTAGGCGGTGCGTTTGTTCCCTTCATGGCGTTGTTGGTGGTGCCTGTCTATGGAAGCATGATCCTGAATATAGGATTGATTGCTTCGGTAATCATTTGGGCCAATACTGCCGGATATTTGGAGGGCAGAAATGCCGAAAAGAAAAATTGAACCATTGGGTTATCATCTTCTTGGAAACCTAGTCGATGCAAATAATATCCGTATGGCTGTCCTTGAAGTTGAACCAGATTTGACCGATGTAATTCCACGTGTACCTGCAGCTGTACGCGATGATTTTGGCCGTGTAGGGGTTTTAATGAGCACTGCTCCAATTACTTATCGATGGGTTGGAAAAGTGACAAAAGCAAAAGCAATTGAGTGTTTTGCACCAAAGGGAAAAAAAGTTTCCGCTGCTGTTGCGAAAAAGAAAATGGCATAGTGGACAGGAGGAACAAATGCCGTTACTTAAAGGTAAGTCGCGTGGCGTAATGAGCCACAACTACAAGGTCGAGCGGGCCGCTGGCAAGCCAAAAAGGCAAGCCATTGCGATCATGCTTAACAAAGCTGGCGTCAAAAAGGCAAAGAAAAAGAAGAGGCGCTAATGAATCCATGGTACGGATTTGACCTAGATGGAACCCTTGCAACCTATGATGGATGGAAGGGTCCGCATCATATTGGAGAACCAATTCCGACTACAATTGCCCGACTTAAGGAACGTCTTAGGTTAGGTCAGGAAGTCCGTATTTTTACGGCTCGCGTAGCACCGCCTGATCCAATACTATCTTCGGAACAGTTCGCTCGTCGTTCGGAAGAGGTAAAAATAGCGTACTATGAAATTAAAAAGTGGTGCCTCAAGTACATTGGAAAGGTGCTGCCAATTACTTACCAAAAGGACTTTGGCATGGTGAACCTTGAAGATGATCGCTGCACCCAACTTGAACCCAATACTGGCCGTTTAGCTACAGAGGTTTCCTATCTCAAGGGCTTCGGTGATGGTATGTTAGCAGCACAAAATACGGAACAATTACACCATGACTTTGAAGAGGCAGTTAGGATTGCCGACTGAGCTATCTACAGCATGTTTTAAACGGGATGGGTATCGTTGCCGACACTGTGGGGATTCAAATGGGCTGCATCCGCACCATGTGATCTATAGAAGTCATGGCGGTGCAGATGAACTAAACAACTTACTCACACTCTGTTGGAGTTGCCACAGAGGTACTCACGATGGGAGCCTGAAAATTGAAGTTTTGTCTTTACTGGAAACTAATTTGGTAGTAAAATTCACACGGATTGGAAAATGGATACCAAAATAAAAACATGCACTAGGTGCAAAAATCTAAGAAATTTTCACAATTTTACAAGTATACCGGGAGCACTGCGAGGCGCTCAATTTGCAAGAACTGTTACAAAAAACTCAATAAATTGTGGAGAAAAAAGAATCGAAAACAAAGATTGCTGTATGACAGGCAATACAGACGAGCACACAGCAACCGGATAAATGAAACACGTCGTATACGAGATGCCAACAATCCAGCACAAAAAATGCTTATATGGGCTAAACGTAGGGCAAAAAAAAATTGGCGTTTCATTTTCTCTAACGAGTGGTGATATTTTTATACCAAAAGTTTGCCCGGTCCTTGGTATACCTTTATTTGTTGGAAAAGGAAAGCAAGGTCCAAATTCTCCTAGTCTTGACCGTATTGATTCAAAATTAGGATACATGTCGGATAACGTTATGGTAATATCGTATAAAGCAAACGCGATGAAGCAAAACGCTAGTAAAGAAGAGTTGCTTTTATTTGCTGATTGGGTATACCAGAATGTTTGAGGATCGTCCATATCAAACAGAGGCAAAAGATGCCGTATACTCCGGTGTCAAGGCTGGTGTGTTTAAACAACTTGTCGAAATGGCTACCGGTACTGGCAAAACTATTGTATTTGCAAAGCTTTATGAACATTTAAAGCCGTTGCTTCCCGGTAAAATGTTGGTGTTGGCCCACCGAGAAGAGTTGATCGACCAGAACATTGAGAAACTAAGGCTAACCAACCCATCCCTCCGAGTAGACAAAGAGAAAGCAGAGCATCACGCAGACCCGGCCAACGCTGACATTGTAGTGGCTTCTGTGGCGACGTTAGGGCGTAAGGGTACCAAGAGGCTGGAATCCTACGACTGGTCGCAATTTGACAAGATTGTGGTCGATGAGGCTCATCATTCTACAGCCCCTAGCTATACAAATATCCTTGAGGCGATTGGAGTCTTAGCGGACGACAATAAACGACTGCTTTTAGGGGTCACGGCAACTGGTCGAAGGGGCGACGGGCAACCTTTAGCGAAGGTTTACAAGAAGATAACCTATCACTATCCGCTACGGAAAGCCATTGAAGATGGTTGGCTAGTTGAACTTCGTGGATATAAAGTTAGTACAACTGCTTCCTTAGATGGTATTAAGATTGTAGCCGGTGATTATGACCAAAGAGAACTGGCAAACACTGTTGACACCCCCGAACGCAACCAGACAGTTTTAGATGCATGGCTTAAATATGGGGAAAATCGGCAGACCATAGGGTTTACGGTGAGTATAGAACATGCCAAGAATCTTGCGGCCATGTTCCAGCAACACAGCGTAAAAGCCGAGGCTATTTGGGGTGATGATCCTGACCGAGCTAAAAAATTAGAGCGCCATAAACGGGGCGACATTACCGTACTGTTCAATTGTGGTGTGCTGATCGAGGGCTATGATGACTGGCGGGTGTCCTGCATCGTTCTTGCGTGCCCAACTAAGTCCCCGGTGAAATTTATTCAGACCATAGGACGCGGCACACGACTAGAAGATGGTTGTGGCAATCTCAATAACATTATAGAGGAACCAGAGCATCCGTACAAGCGAGATTGTCTTGTTCTTGACGTTGTAGATAATGCCAAGCGTAATACACTGGTGACGCTCCCAACGTTGATGGGCATGAGCGCGGTGTTGGACCTTCACGGCAACGGGATTGTAGAATCAATTAAGAAGCTGGAAGAGGCACAAAAAGAACATCCCAACATCGATTTTAGTACGCTTGCGGATATTACCGAGCTACAAACACACATCAAAGCAATCAACTTGTTCGAGTACCACTTTGCTCCCGATGTGGAACAGAACAGTGAGCTTAGCTGGTTTGTATCGCCCACGGGTTCTTACGTTCTCCTGTTACCTAACAAAGATTATTTGGAGATTGAACAGAATCTACTTGACAAATGGGAACTTCATGGTACAATAAAAGGTAAAGTATATCACGGAGAACGGGACACCATCGAGGCAATGTTTATGGCCGCCGATGATTTGATCTTCAAGGCAATACCAGAAGTGTTAAAGATCATTCGCCGCAAAGAAAAATGGCATGATGATCCAGCAACCGATGAACAAATGGAACTTTTGAGAAAATTTTATAAGAAAGGCATCAAAGCCGGAACTGTAGTCATTCCGCCGAACTTGACAAAAGGCCAAGCAAGTAGGAAGATTACAGAGGCGATAGCATCCAAGAGAAAATAGGAGGAACAATGGAAATCACCCTTGAAATACCAATCACACTGGAAAATGCAGCGCCATACAGTTTGAATGTAGGTGAGGGAATGCGCGTACCATTGAATGAAGAAAAAACAGATTTTGAGACGATTATTAGATTACATGAAGATGCGTTTCTAGTTATTAACACACTACTTAATACAACATTTATCCATTCCTGTGGTAGTAAAGCTCAATTTGTATATGACACAGATTTTGCCATGAAAACTGGTGAGAAACTTCCACCGGGAACCATCATTAAGTTTACGCTATAGGGGGAACTATGGAGCCGAATAAAGCCAACCATCAAGCTAACATTGTGAAGATTGAAACGATTCTGCCGCACCCTGACCCTGAGACGGTCAATCTGGAAATTATTCCAATAGGGGAATATCAGGTTGTAGTGCGTAAGGGCGAGTTCAAGGTTGGCGATTTAAGCGTTTACATCCAACCCGATAGTGTGGTTCCACAAACTGAGCCATTTCGCTTCATTTGGCAACCATATTTAGATTCCCTTGGCGCTGATCCTATGCCGAGTGATCCTAACATTATATGGAAAGATTTGGGTCCGGTACCCGTTCCAATAAAGAAACGCCGTATCACCGTCCGAAGATTCCGCAAAGAGTGGTCCGAAGGTCTACTTATGCCCCTTGCCGATGTAGTTTCCTTTCCGGTATACAATGGAGACGGAATTGGAATTAACGACCATATATATAAAGTAGGTGACGATGTATCAGACCTGTTAGGCATCACGCACTATGTCCCGGAAAGCGATGGAGAAGAAACCAAAGCCGACTGTGGGGCCGCACCAAAGCGCAAAATTCGTTATCCAAGGACTCTCAAGGGTTGGTTCAGGTTCATTTGGAGCCACATCACCTTCAACAAGCGTGGTTGTGAGCAAGCTATCATAGTAAACTTCACAATTCCGACCTACGATGTAGAGTCGCTAAAAAATTATCCACATGCTTTCACGGAGTATGAGCCAGTCTTTGTGACGGAAAAGATTCATGGAAGCAATAGCCGATTCGTCGCCATTGATGAAAAACTATATATTGGTTCACACTATCAATGGAAACGTGCTGGTGGTTCCGATGTATGGAATAAAGTCATAAGACAGCACGAATGGATTAGTAAGTGGTGTTTCGCACACCCCGGTATGGCACTCTATGGCGAGTCTGTTCCGACACAAGGAAAGTTCAATTACGGCTGCAAAAAAGACGAAACAAAGTTCTTCGTATTCGATGTGTGGGACTCTAACAAAAACGAATGGGTTCACCATCTTGATTGGAACGGCATTAGGATTCCACAAGATTACATTGTTCCTGTTCTCTATGTTGGACCCTACGACCGGGAAACAATACAAAAGATGGTAGACGGTCAATCAAGTGTGGTGGGGGCTAACCATTTACGCGAGGGTGTAGTTATCAAGACACATTCCCCGTATCGCCATATGCGCGGCATCGGGCGTCTACAACTCAAAGTGGTCTCCAATGCCTTCTTGAAAGCAGACAGCTAAAATGAGACAGTATAAAGTTTGTGTTGGCCTTCGTACCTTGTGGTTGTCCTATGCGGCTACAAAGGGAATCCTAGAGGGATGGTTTAAGCAATTGGGCTGCATACATTACTGCAATCAAATATCTGATCCCAACGCATGTTGTCCCACCGCTCACGGTGCGTCGGAATCTGATTGTACCTGTACTTCACCAGATAAGTATTTTGTGAGCCGAGAGGTTGAAGATGGAAAAATTTCCGTATGAAACATGCGCCCTCATCACTGTCATTATCTTCTTGTTTCTGTTCGTAATATATTTATCTTTTGGACTGCCGGTGCCGGGATGAGAGAGTCAACCATTCCAAATGTCGAGTGCGAAGTTATAAAGGGACGCGCCAACAAAGAGCGTTGGGTACTCTTTGGAATCTGTGTCGCCAACAAACCGGCTAATAAAACTGCCGAAAAACTTGATGGTTTTTTAGATTGGTATCGATTTTCCAACGAGACACCTTTTCAAATCGTTGCACACAATATTGATTGTTCAGGATTCATGGCTACATTGCGATTGTTTAAGTTTGGTCAATATACGCGCATCGAGCGTGCATTCCGCGAGGTTACCAAACTCGATGTGGAAAAAGACCTTTCTGTGGAGAGACTAGAAAGCATACCCGGCATCGGTCCCAAGACTGCTCGAATGCTTATGCTCTACATAGACCCTGATCTTAAAGTAGTTCCGCTTGACACTCACGTTCTTAAGTACCTGCGCTTAATGAATGTGTCGGGCGTCCCAAAATCTACCCCACCGAAGGGCAAGACCTATAAACGACTAGAAGATATATTTATAGCAGAAGCCGTTGCTCAAGGTAAGTCGGTACGCCAGTTGGACACCGAAGTGTGGCAAGCATACTCATCGGGCGATTTATCTAAACTGCCACAACCAATGAGGTTAATTAATTAATTAATGGATAACAATGGGTGGATTAATGTAAAAGACCGTCTACCGGAAATGAGCGGTTTTCAGGACGGCGGTACAGATAGGGTTCTAGTATATTTGAAACGAAACTATTCCCCTCGTCAAGCTGTTGCCTTTGGTGATTGGTCTGAAAATGGATTTACATGGTATTTCGACTATTCGCATATGCTTAAAGACTCTGAGGTAACACATTGGCAACCATTACCTACCCCACCAAATTAAATCGATTTACAACTTGACAAAATAACCCATTCTGTGTTATAGTAGGTATATAAATGAATATCCCGGAAGGTTTTGAAGGAAGTCCTTCCTTCCAGTTCATCCAGTCTCGTGGTTGGAACTGGAAGGAAGGAACAGCGCCAAACATCGAGCTTGAGGAATGCCCATACTGCGGTAAAGGCGGCTATGGGCACTTCTACATTGAGATTCACGGCAATGATAGCGAACGCCGGAACCGCGATGGCCTACATATCTGCCAAAAATGTGGAAAGTCAGGTCGTCTTGTAAACATTAAGGAGTTTTTAGGAATAAATATACCCGGCATAGAATCTAGGCGCGATTGGGCAGGAGACACAATAAAACGAGAATCATTGCCAGATATTGAAGAAGCACATCAGTTGCTTCTTAGTGACACAAAAGCAATGGATTATCTTGTTAATAATCGTGGTTTTTCAGTAAATATCATTAAAGAACGCAAGTTGGGCCTTATACCGCAACGATATTTCAAAGAAGCAGGAAATGTTCGGGCGCTAGTATATCCGTATCTTGTTAATGGCTCTTGTGTTTTTGTGCATTATCGCACGCTGCCTGATACTACTCGTCCGGGTGCTGTGCCAAAAGGCTTCTCTAGCCCAACTGGATGGGATGCTCCGCTTTATAATGGAGAGATTTTGAAAGAGGGGCTACAGAGTGTCGTATTTGTTGAAGGCGAGGCGAACACGATTGCCGCGCTGGATAAAGGTGTTACAAACATCTGCGGTGTCCCCGGTGCCAATTTCAAAAAGGCCGACTGGATCACCCAACTAGATGAGCTTGGTCTTGAAAAAATTTATATCTGCTACGACAAAGACAAGGCCGGGCAGAATGCCGCCCAAGAAATCGCCAAGCGTATCGGCATTGATAAGTGTTGGAAAATCGATTTACCTGACTTCGAGGTAACCACAGAGTTTGGCGAGACTCGTAGGGGCAAAGATTTGAACGAATGGTTCACAGTCGGCGGTGGAACGGCTGAGGAGTTCGAGAGACTGAAACAAAACGCCCTACAATTCGACGTAGAGGGCGTAAGTAGCGCCAGAAATGCTCTACAAGCTCTGCTTGATGAGTTCAACGGGAATCATAGCGTAGAGGGCAAGTACAAATCCCAATTCTGTGACCTGAACAAACTGGTAACGTTCGACTCAGGCGACGTGATCGACATTATCGCTGAGGAAAAGATGGGCAAAACAACGCTCGCCTTGAATCTTCTTGACCACATGGTGACTACCTACGGGGAAGATGGTATATTTATATGTGGTGAAATGACACGCCTCAAGCTGGCCCGTAAGTGGATTTGCTACAGAGGCCAAATTGCAGACAATATACCTAAGAACCCGGAGGAAGCACAAGCCTTATTAGACGAATTTCTCACTAAGATTCCACAGGTACAGCAGATGGCGGCTGAATCGCCCGGCGAACTATACTTTTGTTCACCACGTTACAAGACGGAGCAAGACATATACCAACTTATCCGAGACGTGATTCGACGCTACGGCGTCAAGTGGATCGTCATTGACAACCTACAACTCTTTATTGACACTATCACATCTAACGGAAAACAAAACAGGACTGAACGCATATCGTCATTCAGTAAGGTGCTTGCTCAGTTCGCCAAGGATTACGGTGTACAAATCATTCGCATCCTGCAACCGCACCGCGTGTTAACAGGCAATATTGCGACCAGCAGCAACAATGATGGGTCGTCACAAGTAGCCAAAGACTGCGACTGCAACATTGCCCTTCACCGCGACCGCATAGGCAGCAACAAAATTGACGAGGTAGCCAAGGCTGAGGGCACAACAATTTCAGAATCATTCTCTGACAAAGCACTTATCTCTGTCGGATTATCGAGGTATTCCAGTGGCGGCAGGATGTGGCTCATTGTTGATGGGGCACGTAGCACGTTCCGAACCTATAACGTTGAAAACGTCATGGCATCAGAAGCATCGCGGTCTGAGGTAACTAGAGATACATTCGCCCAACAAGTCCAAGAACGGACGGCTAATGGTACCGGGGCTGCAATAAGTACGGATGGAGACGCAGGAGCAATAGAAATATAATGGGACAGCGGTTGAGTTTTTCCCGCATTTTGAAGATTATTAAAAAAGAAGATGCAGAGACAATAACTGATCTTCTGGTGAAATGCGGCTTTACTTTGAAACGCCTTGATGATGGCGTATTTCGGGAAGTATTTGAGATCGTGGGAAGCGATGTAGTGGTCAAAGTTCCCAAGGATGGCGATGGGCTGTGTCATGCAAGCGATGAGGCAAAGGGATGGAAGATAGTTCACACATCAAAGCATCCGGCAGCGGTAGAAGCTAGACGACATATACCGAGTAGGTTTGCGTATGACGAACCATCGGGCTTTATCTTCATGCCAAAGTACCAAGTGAGTAAAGCTCACAAGTATGATAATGAAATGAACCGATTGAACAAATTGTTCCGGCAGGTTATTTGCAACGGTAAGAAAGCCGACATTGATCTAGGGGCCAGTAAATACGACAACTATGGTCTTGACAAGCACGGGAAATTAGTCATATTGGATATGGGATGCTTTACTGAAGATTGGTGGAAAAGCTAGGAGGAGTAATGGCAGAAATTACAGAAACAGTTTGTGATGTAGTAGAATGCAATCTACGTGACACACGTCAATTTTCATTGTTTAGTCACACCAGATTCAACGGCACTAACATAGATACATGGGATTATGTATTTGATCTTTGTCCAACCCATGTGGCAACGTTATTACAAGTATTACTTACTAACTTTTCACGACTTGATATTATAACCCGAGTACAGGTAAAAGATATACTTGCTCACATGAATATTCGCACAAGGCTTCGCTAATGAACCTGACCGAAGGATTGAAAAAAGCGCACGAAATTGATGTACGGATGCGGCGGAACTTCACTGGTTTTACTTTTGAAATGTTCAATTTCGTGCTTCAATTCCAACATAGCGTGTGTGCTATTTGCGGGCGCAAAGGCCATTATTTACGCCTTTCTCTCGATCACGACCACAAATCTGGAAAAATTCGAGGAGTGCTTTGCTGGCGATGTAACCGAGCACTAACAGCATTTGACGATGATCCAATACGATTCGGCAATGCTGCACGCTATTTAACAACTCCACCGGTAACGGGGGCTTTTGGAAAGGAACTTTATACACTGCCGGGCCGAGTGGATACAAAGAAGCGACGGAAGATGGTAGAAGCCTTCCGTCAGGGTAAAATAACGATAGAGGGCTATCATGGGGAAATATCGCCCGCGCCCGCGCAAGCGGACGAACAGCAGCCGATTCGCAGAGAACCGTAGAGCTTTTGTAGATATATTTGGTGATCCATTTGCATTACCGGAGTCGATTGAAGGCCAGTACCAGCGATTGAAATCACGTGGGCTGAGGGATTCTCTCGGTCATCTTGGTAAAAGTAAGACCACAAAGAATCTTGCCAGTCCAAGTCCGGTGGACTTCTTCTGTGACGTGGATAAAATCGTGAAAGGGGAACTGAGTGACGATGAGTATAGACGCTTTGTTGATACTTACCTCTTGGAAAATGAGCCGCCAAGTCTCAACCAGAACGAACGCAATTACATTGAACAGCGCCTTGGCAAGATGTTTTTGAAACGTGGTGTCAGTCCGGTGATTCGGTATTTTATGACTTTCAGAAAAAAATATATCAAAGAGAGGCGATATGTTCGTAAAGCGGGTGATAAGAGTCAGTCTGGAAGAGATTGATCCAAACGGAATCTTTCAGAACGTATTCCGGCAATACTTGGATGAAGTAGACGGCAGGGAACTATTTCCTGCAACATTAGGCGCGTTACGACAAAAGTATGGACTGAATTTTCCTCAGTTCAAAGCTCAAGAGGCTAGGCATCTGGAAGAACAATCTAAGAAAAGGGAGAAGGAACGTGAGCGACGTAGAAACAATTACACTCATACCGGCGGAGATCAAAACGGAGACGGGAGCGGAGGCAATCGCGGCAAACGGGTATACTCTGATAGAGGAAAAGACCGGGGAGATTATTAAGAAACATCCCGAGGGTAAACCTGACCGGTACGGCTTGCGCTACTTCAAACAAATCAAGAACGAAAAAGGCGAAGATGAAGAAGTCGAAATCACCCGTGGTGAGTTCAAAAAGGATCGCAAGTTGCACGTCACGCTTCAATTTAACCGCATTCCGCGCTGTCAGCACAAGTTTGTCCCCGGTGCGGAACCGCGTCACCGCAACTGTGAAATGTGCTGGTTCACGTTCTTTCGGGCACACGGTGAGCTGACACAATCCTTGGATGAACTGTTCGCAAAGCACGGTAAGGCCGGGCTGCTACAAGTTCGTGGTACGAAGTTCGTAAAGAACTTCCTTAAATTCATGGCAACCCTTGCGGAGTGGAAGAAGCAAGTTGAAGCGGCAAAGGGTACAGGAGTGACAAATGGCAATGAAATATGAAGCAAAGAAAACGTGGCACGTAGTGGAATGTGGAGAACATTCTAATGACCTACGAGCCGCATTACAGGGCATTGAAAATCAAGGGGGAGAAGTTTTTGCTGTTCACCAAAGTAGCATTCTCGCTTATGGCGCATTTGGGTATAAGATTATATACTATACGACTGTCGAACAAAGTGTTATCAAAGGGTTTGAGGTTTAACACATGTTAAGTTTTCGCAATGTAGCAACATCACCGTCCAGAAAAACAAAAATTTGGTCAGTATATTGTGCAAATTTATATCTTGGGGAAATCAAATGGTATGCCCCATGGAGACAATATTGTTTTGCTCCAATTCCCTATTCATTATTCGACCATTCATGTCTAATGGAACTTGCTGAGTTTTGTAACGACAACACAAAAAATCACAGGAAACAAAATGGCTAAAACATCGCTACAAGATTTAACTGAAATAGTTGGACGGGTGCAAGCTGCCCAAACTGCCGTCAATGAAGTTGTCGCTAAAGTTTCCTCTGTCCCAAAGGATAAGGTCGCTGCGCTTAAGGCAGTCGAATTGGCATTGGACAAGCAGTTCAATACGACTCACTCTCTTATTCGCCTTGGCAGCCGTGTGGGTGTCAAAATGCCCCACATTGCCACGGGTATTATTTCGTTAGACAATGAGGTATTTGGTATAGGTGGTGTGCCGCGAGGCCGTGTAATCGAAGTCTATGGCCCTGAATCCGCCGGTAAAACGACCGTGACATTAGAAATCATCGGGGCGGAACAAAAGAATGGCGGCCTGTGCGCTTTTGTAGACGCTGAGCACGCTCTCGATCCGAATTACGCGCACCAGCTTGGGGTAGACGTTGACAATCTATGGGTCTCACAACCGGACAACGGTGAGCAAGCCTTGGAGACTGTAGCCGCTCTTATCGAGTCTCGGGCTGTAACCTTAATTGTTGTGGACTCTGTAGCTGCTCTTGTACCACAGGCTGAGCTTGACGGGGAAATGGGTGATAGCCACATGGGATTGCAAGCCCGGCTAATGTCCCAAGCAATGCGTAAGCTTGTGGGTATTGCCGCTGTAAACGGGGTGACGGTAATCTTTATCAACCAACTTCGTGAGAAGATCGGTGTTATGTTCGGCAATCCTGAGACAACTACCGGAGGCCGGGCGCTCAAATTCTATTCAAGTGTGAGGCTCGATGTGCGCCGGGCACCGGAGGGAACCATCAAGGTTGGAGATAAAATTATAGGACACAAACTCAGAATTAAGGCTGCCAAGAACAAAGTAGCCACTCCATTCCGTGAAACCATCGTGAACTTGATCTATGGAGTCGGCATTGACCGCATAGCTGATCTTGTCAATGTCGGAGTAGACCTTGGTGTAATCGAAAAGAGCGGTTCGTGGTACAGCTACAAAGGGGAGAGATTGGGTCAGGGTATTGAGAAGATCAAGGATAACCTAAACCCTGAATGGGAAGCCAAACTTAGAACAGACGTACAGGCGGCCATTGAGGCCAAAGCGGAGAAAAACTAATGTACTATCTTCTATATCGATCATTGATGAAACTGTTGCACAAATTTCATCTACATTACGCCCCACCGGTTTATCCAATGGGAGATACTATGTTGTGGTGCAAATGGTGTGGTCTACGATACCAAGTTCCTTCTGGTAAAAATATACTAGAATGGAAATCAACACCAAAGGCTGCCCAATGCGCGTTTACGGATTATCCTGCTGTACGGTGCAAAAGAACTACGCTCAATGAGGGCGACTATTGCCCTGAACATACAAAACTTGTATATGCATGGAGGCGTAAAAATGAGCGACCAAGCGGAACATGAGACACTAGGAAACAAACCAAGGCCAAATCGCGGACAACAGGCACGCAACCGGCAGAAGCAAACGAGAAAGGCAAAGACGCATAAAGCTAAATTTATAGCGAAACGCGCTGCGCCGAAGTTTCTCTATCTATGCAAATGCCACGGTCAACGGGCAACCAAGCCGCCATGTGAACGTGCCAATGACGACATTAGGGAAAACAAGTTCAGCGAATCGCCACTCGGAACATGGAATTGCTCTGTGACACATCAGAAATGCAAAGTAGACCGGTGTATGCCGGAAAAGCCTAAAGAGGAGTCAAATGAAACTCTTAAAAATGAAAAATCTAACACTGTATAGCCATATAGGGCCAACATGGAATTACGCATTAGGCTTAGGAATAACTGTGAAATGGGAAAATGTAAAGTATCCCTACTATCCAAATGGATGGATAATATTGAAGTTTGGTTTCAAATCAGTAATGTTTAGTTGGATTTTAGAAACGCACCCAAAAGAGGATAAAAATGCAAACAGCGCAAGTTGATGTATTGCTACCAATGAATGTAAACGTTTCCATTGATGATAATGGGACGGCTATCTATTACAAAGATGGTAACTTAGTGGTTATTGGGGTCGGTCAAGACGTTTGGGATGCCTTGAATGACTTTCGCATTGAATTCGCCGCCAAGGTCCATGCACTCGCTAATCCGGTGACGGTCTGTACCACAAGTACCAACACCGGGCTTCCAGTGTGGCCGTGTTCGCCTTACTGCCGCATTCATATGGTGTAACCTACCCAAAACCTTCTCCAACGCCTTAAATCGCCTCCTAGAGCCTTCTGTAGACACAAAAAGAGACCCGGCTTGCGCCGGGCCTTCTTGTTTTCGAGTTTGGTCGGTCTTGCGGGTCTCCCTTGTGACCAGCACCGCACCCACATTAACAGCCGCATGGCCGCCGTCCTTTGGGCGTTTAGACGATCAACCGATAATCTATCTTACCTTAAGATATATTTTTATCAAAAGTACCAAAGCAGCGCACACCAAGAGCAGCATCAGCGCGTGGTACTGCGGAGCCATCAAAACCCAGAATTACCAACTATTAGGAGCAAAGAAAAGTCTGAAAAGGCTCTGCACAAGGCCCCCCTAATTATGTATTCCCATAGCAGAAATTTGGATCGTATTTCCTATAAGGTCCGAACCCGAACTAGGATTAATATATATCCCGCCAACAAACCCATCAAGCGTAATCGAACTAAGGCTTATATCAGCAGCGGCCACATCGAATACCGGGCTATCATTATCGTGTATACATGAGAATATAACGGCATAGTTCAAGTCTGAAAATGGATGGGGCCAAGTCACCGGAATAAGTGCAAAATCAGCCGAAACATCATCGTCTGTAATTGTATACGGCCCTGTACGAACAACTTCAACTTGCCTAAGAGGCAATGTTGTAGTGTATGCCGAAATGTTTCCAAACTCATCAACTTGCCACGAAATATTCACACACCCGCTAGGTGCGATTGGTGTATCAGGATTTAGAGTAACTTTTGAGTTACTGCGTAAAATCCCATTAAGATCGAAAGGCAACGGAACATTAAAATTTGCCATGTTTCATTTCTCCAAGATACAACGCGCTCTCTGCCACTTTCCCTCTGCACACCATATCTACGTCTTTATTAGCCTACTAACCAATTTGTTCCATCTGAATAAACTGGAACCTTACCAGAATAACCACCCACATACGCAGCCCCAAATATCGTTGTCTGTGCGTCACTAACGAAAGCCCTAGCACCCATACCGGCTGTAACAGCACTAGGAAGCGCAGTACCCGCTACACTGTAAACAACCTGTGCCTGAGTATAGAATTTAACTCAGGAGGCAAAGAAACATTATAGTGAGCCATCTTGTTACCTACTTGCAAATCAAAACTTCACATGATCCAAGGTCCACACGGTTGCAGCGCCAAGCGCAAATCCTATCTTAAACCACTTTGATTTTGATTTAGTTGCACCTGCTTTAGCCGATGCTACCTCTGCCTTGCACGCCACATCGTCGGCGGCAACAGTGGACTTTAGCCCGGTAACTTGGTCGGTCAAAGACTTATTAAGCACGTTTGCTGAATCCACTTCCTGCTGCTTGGAATCAACCATTGTAATCTCGTTCTTCAAATCCATTTGAAGAGTTGGGACTAACTCTAACTGTTCTACCGTATCCAAAGCAACCGTGTTGGTTACCTCAATACCGCTAGCAGTTGCGGTAATGTCAGTCGGTTGAGCAGTCACCAATGTGGCCCATCGAGTTGCCAGTTGCGGGGGCGTCATATGCTGATCCGTAACTTGCTGTTGTTGTGTTGCTGTGTCCCTTTGTTTAATGAGTGCCGTTAAAGCTGCGTTCTCCTGCGACACTGTAATTACTAACTGCTGATACTGAGCCGTCAGAGCCGTAACTTGAGCAGCAGCTTGTGTATCTTTGGCTTTCTGCTCGTCCAATTGCTGCAAAGCAATCTTTGCCTGTACATCATCATTGGCAGCACGGGCGTTAATCCACTTACCCCCAATCCATGCACCAAACAAAAGCACAAGCGCCGTTAGTACGATGCGCTCATGTTGCTTAAGCCAACTCACGGCAACTTTGGCATCTTTTTCAATTTCACTTGGCGTTATCACAGGGACAGTCATTTTCCTCCTCCTTCTTAGGGAAAACACTTGGGATAACTTTTTTTGAAAACAGACTTGTAAGAACACTTTTGGGGAACACACTTGGAATTACCTCTGGCGTAAAGTGAGTAAAAACACCTTTAGCGCCTGTGCTCTCCTTGGGAGGACCATAAATAAGCTCCCACAGAATGTTCTTTACCGTGTCTTTTCGGAATTTTGGAATCACTACTGACATTACTTGCCTCGTTCAACTGAGACGTATACAACCGCGTCTGGTCCCTCATCTGGAAAAAGGCATGGTTGCCAATGGGCTTCCGCGCTCATAGTAGCCGATCCTTCACGACATACTTTCTTCACTGCCTCATCCACCGCATCATCCAGAGACTTTGGATTGCGAATTATCTTTACCTTCATTAGCCCTATCTCTTTCCACCAACTTTTGAAGATAGGCCAGAGCACGCCATGCCAACTTTGCTGCATGGTATGTTCCATCACTATCTTTTTTGTCCCGTTCCAGAAAATGACGAACCATTGCGTCCGATTCGTCGGTAGATTTAGACCTGTCCCAATGTAATGGCTCTCCGGGGTTGTGCTGGTCATTGCCGACCTTACTTACCCGTGCTACCTCAGCCAGTGCCAGTGGGAAATAGTCAAGAACACCTGTACCAATTGGAAGCTCTTTACGAGCCTTCGCATCGGTAGGTAGACTCAGTACCATACGCCATCCCCCGTATTTCGTAGACAGTTTTGATAAATTTTTATTGAACAAATACCATCGCTCAGTGCTAAAAGGAACCTACCATATGGCAGTTATACAAACCTTTTTTCATAATACCCACGGTCAAAGAACGGATGCCACTCAACTTGGAACCCGCATACGGACCCAACAGTGTCTTGTTTTATTCTAACAATAGAGTAGCCGACATGGGCCTGTAGACGCCTCTTACGCATGAACAGACTTTGGTCGGTAGTACAACCACCCTGTAAAGTATGAACCTCACGCGGGTAACCATAGTTGAACTTATGATAGTGACCCACTAGCTCAATTTGCGGCTTTTCTCCGCCCTGATACGATTCGACGCGCTTCTGATCGGTATACGAAACAGCGTATGCTGATCCGCCTCCCGGATGGACAAGGCGCATAACAGACGAGCCGCTACCAAAGGATAGACAAATATCTGCCTCACCGTAACCAAGATATTTTAAATCAGTGCGACCCGCACTTTCCGCTCTCATTTGAAGGTAACGCCCGACTTCCACGCCCTCTCTCTGCTGGTACCAACCCTCGTGGTCATCCCCGGCAATATAATGTGTAGCGATTCCAGCACGAACCGGCCAGTTATCGATTACGTAATCAACTTGGTGGTCCATTCCCGGAGCGGTCAATAGCTCTGTTTTGTTAAACCTAGCCTCTCCATCAATCCAATTTCCAGCATTATAAACAATGGAAATTCCTTGGCGATCAAAGTCATCATAGGCCGCGTTCAATACATCAAGACGAGAGTGTCGATTACACAAGTGGTTATCGGTTGTAAAACCAAACGTGTGAGTCCAATAACCCGTCGTGTCTCCCTTAACTTCCCCTTTTCCGGGTTCCAAAAGAACCCCGTCGCCTAAGTCATGCAAACCATTGACGGTTTTCAACAGCAATGACCCACGATCCCTCATATCGGAAATAACGGTTTCTATATGTTCCGAAGAGGCTCCTAGAGTCTCGGCTAAATCTTTTGTGGAAATCGGGCCTCTTTTGAGCACCCTGCGAACATCCTCAAAGGTAACGTGAGGGACATTATTTGTTGAAGTTTCCCCCAACGACTTCGCACTGTGTAGACCTGCCGCCCCTAAGAATGCCTTAAAGGTGGGAAAATATCTCTGCCATTCCCCCTCAGTATACGCCCCGTTAGCCCTATAAAAATTTCTTGTAATCGTGGTGTCGTTTGGTGTAATAGTTATAAGACCTTTCAAATCTTCAATCAACGATTCTTTGGTTGGCTGTAAAGCCTTCCTCATTTTTCCGGTATGCATACTCCTCCGTCTTTGTGTGGACAAATGCCATGATTTTTGGCACGACCACAATTACAATTATAACAAAGAATCTGAAATCCCGCTGGAAACCCGTTGTTTTTCAACCAACAATAGAAAACAACTCCAGATTTCACGGTCTTTCGATGAACCGCCCCATCATTGTTAACATGGTCGATAGTTAAAAAACCAAGCATTTTTTCACCACAACAAGAACACTGAATTACATTATTTATAGCATAGTGCTGAAATACTACTTGTTTTAATTTGGCGTACCTCTTACGCCCACTATCCGAACGACTTGCTAAGGCTAAAGCAGTATGATTATATTCGAACTGCTTTTTCTTATTTTCAGGATCAAGTCTCCAAGCAACAGCGTACTTATTTGTGCATCTTTTACACCAACTCTGCCGTATATCACGGTTCTTGGCGCGAACGTAAAAATCATCCAACAGCTTTGGAATCTTACACTTAGTACAAACTTTTGTTATGAATTCTATTTTTCACCATCCTTTTTATACAGTAACACAAAATCCTTTAATTGTCAAGCTGGTTAGCGCCTTTTGATATTTTTACCACGCGCCTTGGTTCCCTTTTTAATCGGTCGGCTGGATTTGGCCGCCTTACGACCCTTTGCCCCGGAACGTACTGGAATCATGGCAGCCTGATATGGATTGAAAAATGCCCGAAAATCAGAGCGAAGCTCTTGAATATCCCGGCTGTGCGACGAGCACATGTTTTCAAAACCTTTTTGCAATACATCCGTTTGTTTTACAAGCTCAACCTGTGTAGTAGCAACACCCTCGTGAATCTCCTTCAAATCCTTTGATCGAATGTCCTTGAACCAATTTATAATTCTACTACCAAAAGCCAAAACTCCAAAAATGGCTACCCAAAATTTTGCAGCATCGAGATACGCCATTACCGTAGCCGCAGTTGGTCCTAATACAATCATTATTTATCTCCTTGACTATCGCCGGGAGGTTTGCCAATATTACTAAGCTTATTGGATACATACGAAGAACTCGCCGCACCAAGAAGGGCAGTCATTCCGTAGAATTGCTCCGGAGATGGTAAACCATGCGTAAAACAAAAAAAGGCAATCATCAAACCAATAAGAGTAAACGTCATAGAAATACCAATGATCCTACTTGCGCTTCCGTTACCATCTGGTTCAGATGACACGCTCTTGAGCCAATTTAATGCCTTGGGTACAATTGTAAGCATAACTCCCCCTTACAGGAAAAAACAAAGACTATTCATATTAGCTACGAGTGGATGCGCGTCGTGGTCTCCAAGAATCTTTTCTTTGAAGAAAGTAGTATCAACATTTCGAGTATCGCACCAATAAAGAGCGCCCTTGGAATAGTCTTGAGTACCTTCATAGATGCCCTCTACTTCGTGCAACAATTTAACAAAGTCCGGTTCCCAAATAGATGGTGTTCCAGTCGGAACTTCCATTGTAGCTGCATAATTAGGAAGCCTGTCCAATACTTCGAGCAATGTTCCCCAACCAAGCCTAACACGGTTCATAATGCACGACATTATCATTGCCGCCGCACGCCAACCACCATAAGGCTTGCCTAATTTCCATCCAATCTCTACAAGTTGGCTTTTCAGGTAATCATCTTGTCTAAGTATTTGATTCCACGGTATTTATACCGCGCCTCCTGTCCCACGCCCTTTGGATTCCCGCTATACGTTTAGCTTTATTTTCTGGTGTTTCATTTTTAATAGCTAATCTAGCAGATTCCGAAGTAAACTTCGTCCCAAGTCTATTACCCATCATTCTATCACGAAGTTGTTGACGATGTAATTCAGTTCGTATATATCCCATAGGCTTGCGGCCTTTATTAGCCGCTCCAATTTTCTTTTTAGCTTCCTCTGAACATGGTATACCAAGTCGTCCAATGTCACCGCCGGGCCATACATTATAACCTAATTTTGGATTCCTACTATCTAGCAATAGAATCCAAATACGTTCAAGATTGCCAAGTTCTTCTCGACCATTAGGTACCGCAAGAATGTCCACTGAAAAGTTATCTATACCATATTTCGCCATAGCGCGAACAATGGGCATAGGATAGTTCTTTCTATGACGTGCCGCCCAACGTTTAACACTCAAATAACGATTCAAGTTTATGCTTACCGTCTTGCCAACATAATACTTACCGTTGATCTTATTGTACAGTAGGTAAACAAACATTATTACTTACCACCCAATGTCGATCCCAAACCGCCATAAACTTTTTGTTCGGCTGCTTTCTTTTCAGGGGAAGGCTGAGCTTCCAATTGATTTTGTTCGCCGGGCATTGGTTCACCCTGCACAGCTTCAACAACTTTACCGGCACCATATCTCATGGCACCAGCCACTACTTTTCCAGTAGGACTTGTAGCCGCACGACCAAAACGTTCCCACATAGCCCATGTCTTAGGATGCAAAGCAATCCAGTCTAACAATACGCGGCCTTTAGCAATGCCGCCCATACCGCCGCCTTCACCAGCAACCATGCCCACCAATGTACCAAGACCAACGTGCGGGAAAGCACCACCAAGAGCGCCAACACCGCTCAAAACACCGGCACGGGTAAATTTCTGCAAAATCGCAGTGGATTGGGCATCGTTCTTCAATGCCTCTAATCCATTCCTTGCGTCGGCCCAATCAAACAATTGATCCGCTGTCTGTGAATCAAATCTTTGCAGCGTATTGAAAAATCTATCAGGATTGATTGCACCGTTTGGTTCTGTGCTGTCACGTAAAACTGTTCCGAACACTTGCCTACCAAATGCATGAACACCATCATCCCCTATGATTGTTCGCAAGTCACGAATGTTCTTCATGGCCCGGCCTGTAGTTGGCGAAGCTACGCCCTCACGGGTAAGTGTGAGAAATCCCTTCGCAGCATCATCGACCTTACCGGCCATCAAATCATCAATAACCTTATTATTCTCGAATACATCGTGCTTAGCCATGTAGGTTTGTCGCATCTGTCTGTAATCATTAACAAGTTGGTTATCACCAAACTGTCCGGCAAGTTGGCCTAATGTCTCGTCCATCGGAGATACTCTATCTCCAAAGCTACTAATCAATCCACGAAGGGTACGAGAATTAATGTTTCCGTAATCAAATTCTTCTGATAACTTACGAATCTTCTGACGAAACCGTACAAGCTCTTGACCAGTAAATTCATGCGGAACAGGTGTAGTCGGCTGCTCTGGCATGTGTGTTACAGGGCGGCCTTGAGCATCGGTCAATGGTTGTCCATTAACACCAAGTGTAGGTTCCGGGTGTCTCGCCGCTCTCAATGCCGTTTCATAGGCTTTCTGATCATCTGCACTTACACCAGTAGAAAGCTCAGTAAGCAATTCCCTAGTCCTTGGATCGAGACCTTCGCCTATCTTTTTATCTAAAGACGCCTCAAGAGAGCTAACACCGGGACCGGGAACATGCAAAGCTTCTGCGGCTGCCTCGGCAAGTGGTGTATGCGTGCTAAGAATTGTATGGCCTTGTGTACGGTCGGCAATATTTTGAAATCCTGCTTCGTACTCATCGTGCATTTGCTGCTCAGCACTTTTGAGAGTACCCTGAATACCAGTAGCAACCTGTTCTTTTGTTGCCGCATTACCTGCTGCTTGTTTGAGTCTGCCATATCTCGTGGCAGTCCCGCCCATGTTCTCCCCAACCTCACTGGCAGCCTCAGTTGCCGTAGAAAGAGGGAGAGCAACCGCCCCGGTTTTCCATGCATCATTCCATGCTTGCTTGAAATCCCCGCCGCTCTTTAGAAATGTCTGTAAACCGGCCACTGTACCGGCTTGCACTGAACTTACACCGGCACGCTCAAGAACTTTTGAAACAGCGGCCCCAATACGTGCAATGTTCATAGTACGAGGAGATTCTTGAAGAATCTTTGTAATCTTAGATACAGCCGACAATCTTTCGGCAAGGCCAAGCTTGGCAAATGCAGGTTCGGCGGCAAGGAATTCCATAAGGCTTTCCCCACCGTAACCAAAAACCTTAGCCATTGGTCCGCCCATTGGCTCTGTTTCGCGCTGCGTTCCAGACTCAATGGCGTTGGCTATGTTCTCTCTAGTACCTTGTGGTATGGCTTCCGCTAGCGGCTGACCATAAACAGCGGGGTGCTTAAGCATACCCTCAGCAGTGCCAGTAACAGTTCTCATAGCAGAGGCACCAAAATTAGATAGTGCATTAGGAATAAAGTTTACGGCCTCTTTAGCCATACCACCTACTCCTAACAACCCATTCTTTTCTTCCGTTGTCTCGGGTATAATGTCGGCATTATGGGTAGTATCTTCCTCACCGCCGTCAACACCAGCACCCCCACCAAAAGCAACCGTTGGCGTAGCTATCACGCCTTGATTCGGTGCCATCGCCTGTGAAGGCATACTACCAAATCGTGCCGTTGGTGTCGCACTTATGTTATTTTGACCATCAGCCATTATTTACCTACTAATAGGGGTATAAGTTCCATTTTGCAACGTTCCGGTAAATTTAGCAACTGGCTTGCGAGAAATTTCATCGTACACCGTACCATCCGGCGCAAGCCACCCACTAGCCCCATTACTGAAATTCATGTGAACCGCATTTGGAGCCGGAGGTTGAGTAAACTGCGAAACTGTTATTCCCGGATTTCCTTTATACGTTGAAGCGCCGACGAACGACCCACCAACATCCATGTCTGCGAGTTTACCGGCAACTTCTGGGAATACCAACAAAGTCCGTGCCGCTCTTTGGCTAATCAGACCGGGTATATTACTACCGGTCAACCTTCTCCATCCCTCATTAACCTCACCCATTCTATCAGCAGCCGTCAGAGCAAATCGCTTCAGATTCTCTTGAAGCTGAGACAAAGAGAAGTGCATATCCATTAAATCATCACCGGATTTTCTATCCTGATCCGTAAGGGCATGACTGTTAATCAAGAAGGTCATAAACTCTTTCTTAACCGGCTCTATAGCTGCCATAGTTTCGGTTACAGCAGGGTTGCCTACCTCTTCTTTCATCTTGTTCAATGGTTTATTGATGAATTGAAGATTAGTATTTCTAAGCGCGTTAACCTGAGTGAACGCATCGCCAATGTGATCCAACAAGGTATTAAACGAACGAATCTGTTGATAATCAGGACTGTTCGCACTAACAAGGTCTTTCCTTTTCGTCACGATATTGTTGAAATCAAGCTCACTAAAATTCGGGTTGATGTATCTTGTTCCGTATTGAATAGCTTCATCACGACGCATCGCATTAGGATCGCCCTTTGCCCACTTCCTATTGGCAAAGTCCGCATCCCCTACTTGATAATTCATAACTTTATATAAAGCATCAAAGTTCTCAGGTACGGTTACCCCCATTGACTGCAACTTTGCCGCAAGTTGGTCAGGAGGAAGATTAGCCATGTCAGGAGTAAACTTGAAGTCAGCCGGGCCACGAAGCATGGTTTCCATGTTTTCAGAAGATTGCTCGTCACTGATTTGCTTGTTCTCACCTTTTTCTTGAGCAGCCGCAATTTCTACATCTGCCTTACGGCGAGCCTCGTTCTGAGCCTCAGCCTCATCGGCACTTTGCAAAGCATCGCTACCCCCTAACAATTTTAGGATTCTTTGAGCAGCAGCAGGATTCTTTGCCGCTAACTCTCCATAGGCTCGTTGATAACTCACAACACCATTGTTTGCATTGGCAGTAGCATTGAGTAGATTTGTGAGCTTCTGCCAAGCATCTGCCATCATTGGGTCTGTCTTAATTGCATCCAACAACTTAGGAACTGGGTATTGTTCTGCGTTTGCAGGAGCATTGAGATCAACACCAATCATATTAGCATATTCTTTAACCGCACCACGTCCCTTGGGTCCAAGATGCTTCAAAATATCTTGAATGCTGGCATTTGGATCAACCTTGTTCTCACCGGACTGATACGCAGCATAAGCCTTTATAGGGTCACCATCATATCTATCTAGTAACTCTCTAAACTTCTGCATCGTAGCGCCCAAATTTTGATCTACATTAAATGGGTCAGTTATATGATACTTGGCTATAGTAGCGGGCATAAGCTGTCCTAATCCTAACGCTTGCCCACTAGGAGTGTTTTCTCCTTGTGCTCGTGGATTGCCATTTGACTCTTTCATAATCAAACCACGAGCAACAGCATTGGGTACACCATATTGCTTGGCATACTTATCAACTTTGTCCTGAATACCCAAACTAACACCAGCATTGGGAATAGTTGGGGTCGCAGTTGGAGCCTTTGCCCCACCACCACCACCACCACCACCACTGTTAACCAAATCGTAATAATGGTTTACATCATTTTGACCAAGATCGATAGCCGCGAGTTGCGCCTTACAATTGAGATAGAAACTAATCGTTGTGGCAACATCCTCTGGCGGTTGACCATTTTTTCCGGCTGCCATAAGAGCTTTTGCCCACGGTAAACCATAATCACTAGCCTTCTTAATTTCATCGGGTGTGAATAAAGTAGACTTATAGTTTGGATCAACCACAAGATACTCCATCTGTGAAATTTTCACACCATTGCGCTCAACTTGTTTGCCGGTAGTCGGATCAATAAGAGGAACCACTTTATATGGAATAGCTGTATCCTTAGTCACGTGATATTTTGCCATATCCTGCTCAGTGACCACTCCCTTGACAATCTGCGGAGCGTTATCCTGTATATTTTTAATAGCATCGGTAAACTGCCCAACATAGGTTTCGTTCTGCTCTACACCCATTCTTCCGGCTTGTAAAGCATTGTTATACAATCTCAAGTTGGTTTCGAGTACTTGATAGTGACGCGCATAATTGGCCTCACCCTCAGCCTTGGCAGTTTTATCCTTCTCTGCAACTTGTTGCTCCCCTTGCTGGAAAGCCTTCTCACCGCCCACAAATGCCGATCCGGGGCCACGCTGAGCCATGCCTGTAAGAGAACCACTCACCGCCTCAAGAGCGATAGCAAGGGCAATATCACCCCGTTTCATAGGAACTGGCTCTTTAGTCATATCGCCTGTGTTGGGGTCTATGGTATAATTATATCGGGGACCACCAGCAAGCGTCTCGGCTATCGAGCGAAGAACACCGGCCCTTTGAATAGAAGGATGCTGTGTCGCCGCGCCCTGTAGGGCCGGTGGCACGCCCGTGGGTGCTGTACCGGGCTGTTTAGCCGTACTTGTAGCACCAGCGCCCTGTGGAGCAACTGGGGTGGCAACGTTGGCCGGTCCCTGCACCGAAGACTGGGCAGATAGCGGTTGCTGTGGAGAAACAACCGTAGCCTGATTGGGTTGCTGTACAGAAGAGGTTGTGTTGTCCACCGGAGGATTCTGTTGCTGAACATCTTGCGAGTTGCTTGCGTCAGCACTATTTGGAATCATGTTTGACATTTTTATCCTTGATTACCGTTATTCTGAGTCAGAAGTATCATCGGGGCTGTAGTTTCCAGAGCCAATTGGGGTTATATCACCACCACTGGGAGAACTAGCACCGCCCCCCGTTCTTCCGGGCATCTTAAGCATCCCACCCGTAGCCGCACCAGCAACACTACCAAGTGCCCCAATCGCAGCGTTAACCCAAGAATTCTGATTTTGTGCTACTTCATTGGCCGTCTTGGCAGCCTCACCAAACGCACTTGTTCCTGCATTTGCCGCACTAGTGGCGGGGTTAAAGACTTCGGTGGAACCTTCTTCCCCTTTAATAGCCTCGTTATACTCCTGCCGACCAACATCATATCCCTGTGCCTGAACCTTGTTCAACTCTGCTGCTGTGTTCTGCGCTATATCGGCAGCAGCGTTAGCCCCCTCAACCGTAGTTGCGCCAGCCGTCAAACCGGTGTTTCCACCACCCTGCGCCGCATTGGCGTTTCCAATCGCAGACTTAGCGTTAGCAGCCGCTTGAGCGCCTGTCGTAATAACTCCGGCCTGACGGGCGGCCAACTCGCCAGCAGAGTACCCCATTTGGTTTGGACCCTTAGAAATCGTTGGCAAAAACGTGGACTGCAATGCGCTGAACACACCAGAAGCCTTACCAAAAATACTTCCAGCTTGGGCGGCAACCTGCGTAGCGAATCCGGTCTGTTGGCCAAGAATTTGATTTTGAGCAGCAGTAGCCCCGCAAACGTGATCGATTGGTCCATTATAAATATACGAATCTTCATATACTTTAATGTATTGTCCAAGTTCTTCGGACCATTGCAACACCAATTTTCTGTATATCTTCATATTAAATCAGCTTCCTTAGCTCGTTTCCACTTTCCACAAAACCAAACGTTTTAACGCAAAAATTCTTAAGGGATTCGTTTTTAGTGTTGAAAATGATTTCCGTAAATCCACTCTCCTTGGCTTTGTTGACTAGCCCCGAAAAACCACCAAGCATTGCATGAAAGTTTCGCCGCCGATCACCATTATCAACAAACTGAATGTCGATTCTGAGTGCCTTGGAAACTCTAGCGAAAAGAATAGGACCGGCCTCATCGCTATACACGGTACACTGTGTTTCCGGTGCCACAAAGAATTCAGGGCCGGTTTCTTTGTGGTACGCATCTCTTGCAAGACTGATAGTAAGAAGTGCCTCATCCCCGGCCTCAATTGTTCGTTCAGTAATCATTAGCTGGCCTCATTATGTTTATGATATACCATATAACGCGGCAGTGGTACCAATTGTAAAGTTACCACCGCTGTTTAGGAACAACTTAAAACTATCTACCAAAAACTGTAACACTTGTTCCTATAGCAAAGTTATTTGACGCATTATTAGAAAATGTTATAGAATTTATCGCTGCCGTAGAATTCCAATATCCACTCATATCAGATGCCATAAACGAATTAGCATTACTTTGGCTACCAAAACCAAGAGATGTAACTCCTTTTGGAAGTGTTGTTCCAGCATAATTTGGAACGGTAACAGTAGCTACATCTATAGGCACTGGTCCTCCTACGGAACCTAAATTATCTATAACTGAAAGACCAGTTTGACCAGATGAGTTTAGGTTAAAAGAGGAACCCACCAATGCCTTAGTTCCTTGAAACCCATAATTTGACCCTGTGTCTCCATTAAATTGCAGTTTTAAATTAGACAGCGATGCACCGCTTACCATAAGACCACTAAATTGTATTTCAATAATATGAGCAGTATTTGGTATCGATGAAATTGTTATTGTAGATGCTGGCGAAGACAATGTAGACGACAATACAAATCCACCACCACCACCACTAACTGCGCTGATAACACCAGCAGAAATGGTAATACTAGTATTATCCGGTTTAACCGATCCGAAACCACTAGAAGTAGCCACAGGAAGGTCAGCCGCAACAAGCGCACGAAACGTAGGAACTGCCGCAGAACCAGAGGCCGGACCAGCAAGCACTGTGTTTGCGGTTTCTGCCGGAAACACAGGAACGGGAGTTTGGTAAGATGGCATAGCAAGTGGACCGTTGGATGTTAAAACATAACCATTAGTTCCAGCCGCTAATCCTTCTAGTTGTCCAGCAGAACCAACTGCTATCACACTTCCTTCTGACAATCCAGAGGCCGCTGCCGCTTTTAGACACACAATGCTAGCATAGACAGCATTAGTAGTTGTAGTAGACACATAAGTTATTGTGTCAGATATACTACCTATGGACACTTTGGTTCCATACCAACTTGCATATGCTAAAACTGGTGCTCCGGCAATAGAATTGTTGGTAACAATGTTAGTATAACCATTGGTCTCTGAAAAAGTAGCACTACCTGAACCAACCTCCGCAAACCTAGTGGCAGCACTAACATGCACCAAATCGTTTACTGCCGTTGTAGTAACAGCACCGGTAGATAACGACACTGTTCCACCGCCACTTGCATTCTGTGCGGAACTGGAAACATCTACTGAACCAACACCTGAATACTCGTATACAGTTACCGCACTAAAAAGAGTACCAGCCGCAACCGTTAACGGCCCCCCAACTACGTTAACCGCTACATATACTGAATAATCATAATACTCTCCAGAAATAAGTTGAGACGTTACAAGTGTCCAAACATTACCCTGATTATCAGATGGAGACGGTGAACCTGAGTCATGGTGAAAAAGTTCAAGAATTAGTGTACTTCCGGGAGACACATCATTAGTGGTGGATACTCCTGTTGCGTTTGCCGTAGCGTATTGCACGAAAACAGGAGATGAAACCGAAGATGTAGCTACTGCCCCCCTAGACGTAAAATAATTGCTATTATCAGTACTGATATACACACCCATGCCGGTTGTTATCGTCAGATTGTCAATCAAACCGTCAATAGCAAGTCCATTAGGTATAATAGTAAGAGTACCCGGACCTATGTTCTGAACACGAATGTTCCAAGTAGCGGCGGGTGGAGTAGCCGGTAGAGTAAGAGAGACGTTGGAAACACTCTCGAATACAATGTTTTTTCCACTATCCCCAGTTACTGCCGTATAGTTTACAGTTTTAACCGCAGTTCCCCCTACACCGGAACTTCCCACGGCAGAAATTACACCACCGCCGGTAATAGCAATGGTAGTTCCATCGGCCTCTACCGCCCCTAAAGTACTCGTAGTTGCTATAGGCAAATCAGCGGGAACCAATGTTCTAAACGTTGGTGCTGTCGCAGCACCAGAGGCAGGACCAGCGTACAAAGTATTCGCAGTCTCATTGGCCTTTGTTACTGTAAACGTACCACTACTAGTAACTGGTGATCCAGACACAGAAAATTCACCCGGCATCGACAATGCTACACTGGTTACTGTACCAGTGTGTGCTGCACTAATTACACCACCACCTGTAACATTAATTGTTGTACCATCAACTTCAACAGCCCCTAATGCTGCTGCCGTGGCAATAGGTAAATCAGCAGGATCAATCGCACGAAATGCGGGAACTGCGTCCACGCCAGAAACAGGACCAGAGTATACCTTGTTTTTAGATTCAACAGCCTTGCTTACAGTAATTGTTCCACTTCCAGTCACAGGAGAACCTGAAACTGAGAACTCACCCGGCATTGACAAACCAACGCTCGTTACCGTTCCAGTATTAGCCGCACTAATTATACCACCAGCCGTAATATCAATTGTAGTACCATCAGGTTTTACTGCTCCCAATGCTAAAGTAGTTGCTATTGGCAATCTTGCAGCATCAACTGTTCCCGAACTCAAGTTGCTAGCATCAGCAGCAAATGTTTCTGCATTAGACTGAGCAGTTGCAGCCGCACCAGAAACATCATAGACTCCAGAACCAATTACAGATTGTACATCTGAAGAACTAGCACTTACAACTTGTTTACTGGCATTAGTACCGGCTACTTTCGCGCTTACTGGAACTGCTGCCCCATTGATTTGAGCTACAGTAGGATTAGGGTAACTTCCGCTAAGGTCACCACCAGCAGAACCAGAAGGAGCAGCAGCTACAGCCGATATTACTCCAGCCGTTTCTGTAATAGTAGTATTATCTACCTCTACCACTCCAAAAGCCGATGCAGTTGCTTTTGCTACAGTAATTGCACCAGAAGAAACAGTTATAATAGTGCCATCTGGTTTTACTGCACCAAGCACAGAGTCAGTAGCAACAGGAAGGTCAGATGAGTCGATTGCACGGAATGTTGGCACTGCATCGACAC